GACACCAATGACACTAACGACACCAATGACACTAACGACACCCGATTTCGATTACATTGTAATCACGTGTTTCATAAAGATTGTTTACAAAGTCACGTTGATGCGAATAATAATATTTGTCCAATGTGTAGAACAGAATTAAACACGCAAGATACAATACAATTAAGTAATGTTCAAGGTCAAGTTCAAGTTCAAGGTCAAGTTCAAGTTCAAGGTCAAGGTGTGTGGATAATAAATCCATTAACTAGAAGACGTGTAAAGATAGGTAGTAGGACTTGGAAGTATTTGCGAGAAAATGATGTAATATAAGGGGGGGGGGTATCGGTCTAAGGGACGTAATCAAAGTTGATGTAATCATTTATATTTACATTATCATGTGTTTTGTTTAATTCATCTATAAAAATTTCATAATAATTTGGCAATGCTTTGTATGATATTATTTCTTCAAAGATTAATTTAAAATCGCGTTTATAAAAGATTGCATTCATAAAATATAGTCTGATAAGATTACGGAGTCTTGTTTCAATTTGTGATTTATTTTCTATAAAATATTGCAAATTATATTTATTAATATGCATCATAACTCGTGAAGGTAATACACCAAGTGTTTGTATATATGTTAAAAAACGTTTAATAGTTGAATCAATTTGTTGAGGTGTTTCTTTTGTAATAATTTCATTAATTGTTTGTGATATGTTTTTTCCAATTGGTACAAAATTAAAATTTAGAATTCTTACCATTATAAAATATAAACTCCAAGCAAGACAATGTCCAGCACTAGCGTTGTAAATACCTTGTATTGTTTGGGCTCCAATAGGGCAACTATTTGATACATTTACAAAAGAATAATTATCTATACTAGAAAATGATGTTTTTAGAAATTTTTCTAAAATTTGTGGTATTTGTATAAAGTCAGAATATGCATGTCCTAAAGTAATTCCATGTGGTTCGTAAAATTCTATAGTTTTCCAAGTATTATCTATAATAATTAAATTGGAATGCGCTGTGTGGACGTCATCATTAACATCTTCTTTACTTAAATCTAGATTATATTCTTGCTGGATATTTAAGAAATCCAGTCTGACTGGTAAGATTATTATACCACTAGGATTATTATTTATACAATTTTGTATTTGAATCATTATATCATGTGATATGTATATTTGAAATGTTATCAAATTTAAATGTATAAAGAATTCTTCTATTTTATTAAAAAACATTGTACAAACTTTTCCACCAGATTGTGATAAAATATTAAAATTAAATAACAGCAAATCTAAACATTCTGAAAATGTCGTATCATCCAGTACGTTTATATTAGATAATTTTAAATTATCTAATTTTGGTAATACAATTGTATTTGAGTCTTTATCTGTTATCTCAGAATATGGATTGTATGGATCTACATATTTTACATTTGTAATGACTTGTGGGGGTATTATATATTGTGAAAAATCATCTGTATATAAATCAGATATACTTGTATATTGTGCAAATTCATCTGTGTATAAATCAGACATACTTGTATATTCTAAATAAAAAAAAAACTGAATTTAATATTTTATATTTCTTTTTATATTGTAAATGCCTTTCGCAAATAACATAAACAAGACCACATATAATATAGAATATGTGGAAAAATGGAGTAATATAGTCAAAATAGAAAATGTGGAAAATATCATTAAAGTAGAAGATATACAATATTTGGATAATATTGTTAAAATGGAAAATATAAATGAAGAAAAAATTTTTAAATATAAAAATAAAATTCAAAGATTTAATAATGATGCTTACAAATACGGAGTTGGTTGGATAGACCATTGGGTTATAAAAAGAATAGTTAAAAAATTAAATTTTATATTAGTTAAATATAATACTCGAGTAATCTTGTAAAACCATTATACAGTATTAAATTTACTATATCAAGATTTTGTATTTATGTTTTTGTATTTATGTTTTTGTTTTATGTTTTATGTTTTATGATATTTATAAAAAATTGCAAAATTTTGTAAATATTTAGAATCAAATGTTAAATGTAGTTATTTAATTTAATGCATAAAAATCTATACCTGGACTACTACCTAATGGTTGATTAAATGTTTTATAGCAACATCCACTGTTCTGACCCCAAGCAGTATTTTTATGAATATAATTATAAGCTTTACATGTTGTATCACTATCACATTTTGCTTTACAAAAATCAGCTGAACTTCCATCCTCATAACATTTTATATCACTACCACTTAAATCCATGTTAACACTCTTCGTATATGTTCGAGTAGGTGTGGAAGGAAGTTGTGTGGAAGGAAGTTGTGTGGAAGGAAGTTGTGTGGAAGGAAGTTGTGTGGAAGGAAGTTGTGTAGAAGAAGGTTCTGTGGAAGATGCGGAAGAGTTATACATTACTACACCGACTATACTTATACTTATACTTATAACAACAATGCCTACTATAATTATAGTTGAACTCATTATATATTATATATATATATATATTAAATTTTTCAAAAAAAGTTAAATATAATACTAGTTTAAATTATATTAATCTTGTAATTGCAACTATTTTTATTAAGTTTACTGACCGTTTCATTATATGCTTGACAAGCTTGTAATTCTGTATTAAAAGTTCCAATGTGTATTTTTTTTCTATTTAGCATATAACTAGCGGCCCATTTTTTTGTTGTAGTTATAGATACACCATAAAACTTGCTTGATTTTTTATCATTTTTATTATTTATTATGTCATTACGAAAATCTTTTGGTACAGTTATATAATTAGATATATCGTTTAATATATATTTTGTATTTAAAGTATTGTTAAGAAATAGAGCTTGTTGATTATATAATTTTGCACATTCGACTTCTTGATGATTATTTCCTAAATTGTAAGTTTTACCAGATAGTTTAATACTAGTTACATATAATTTTCGTTTAGAATCATAACTGACACCTGTATATTTTGAAGTCTTCTTTTCTGTACTTTCTTGTTTGTTTTCTTCTGGTATGTTTCTTGCTACTGTGACATACCCAGGTATATCATTTAACAAAAAGTTTGTCATTTCATTTTCGTTAAGAAAAAGTATATAATCATTATATACTTTAGCTGCATCTATTTCATCAGTGAAATACCCAAGAAAGACTCTTTTATTATTATGTTGAACTTCAGCTTTCCATAATTGTTTATCTTTAGTAAAAGTAGTACCTTTAAAATTACCTGAACGATTTTTTCCCTTTTCAGCATTAGTTTTATTTATAATTTTTCGTTTGTCTTTTTGCAATTCTTTAAGTTGATTAGCTTTTTCAATATTTTCTTTATTTAATTCAATTAAAAATTCTTGTAAATTTATAGTTCCCTTTTCTTTAATTTTTATTATATCAAATTTTTTTATAAATTCTATACAACTTTTAATGGTATTCAATGCATATACCATTTCATTTTGATTTTTAAAATAAAACCATTCTTTTCTATTTTTAATTCTAAATGGATTTAATGAATAATGTACAATCTTTTCAGCAAATTCTTTATCAAATGTTTCAAATGTTACCAAGTTTTTTAATGAATAAGTGCTAGAACTTACATTTAATGAACTTACTCTATTATTTGGTGTCGTAGCATATCCTAATTTAATATGGCCTGGTTTTGTAGTATCTTCTACAAAATAGATATATCCAGGTACTCTTTCAAATCCGTAAGTTTCTGGTTTATTTTCCAATTGTTTAATTGTCTCGTCTTTTTCTTGCAATTGAGTTTCTTGTTCAATTAATAGTTGTTCTTTTTCTAACAACATTTTTTCATTATGATGTAGTTGACGTTTTAATTCGATACTTTCGTTAAAAATTATATCATCTAAAATATTTCCTGCCCATTTTCTAAACTTTTTGGCTACTTCTTTTTTACTATTGTAAAGTAAACGATAAACTCCTTGTGAACTTAGAAATATAGTGTCTTGTATACGTTTTTCGGTGTCATAGGCTTTACGTATAACACGCTCATCATCTTCTTCGTAATTTTGTATTGTTGAATGTATATTTACAATACCTAATACTTTACCTACATCAGATGCTTTAAAATAGTATATTTTTTTATTATTAATATCTTCGTGTAAGATTGATATCGGGTTATTTTCAAATGCTTTAATTATACAATTGTTGTCTGTTTTTATTTCTTCTATCATTTTTATTTGCGCTATATATTGTCTATAGCATCTTATAGTGTATTGTTTTTAAATTAAAAACGCATTTAATTAATAGAAAAGGGTATTCTACCAACTTGTGGAGCCTTATTTCTTCGGTAAAGTTATGTTTAATCGTCTTGTTTATAACCAACAATATCGCCTTGTCTTGAAACAATGACTTTAAGTTTGCGTGTTTTTGCAAATTTACGTTTTAATTTATCAAATTCTTCCTTGTCTTTATCATCTTCTTCTTCGTAACGTTCGTTGTAATTTGTCGAGTGAAATTTCCATAATTGAGAATGTCCTACTCGAAAATTACTATGTGCTTCAGCTTTATACCAAAACACTTGTTCTCGTAAATCAGAGGTATTACCTGACGTTTTTATGACCAGACATTCGTGATTTTGTGTACAAGCATCTAATATGTTACAATAATGCTCGAAGCTCGGGATCATACCAGCATAAGCGTCATAGATTCTTTTTCTATTAGCAACAGATGGTTCGTTGAATATAAATACGTAATCGATATTGCTTCTTAGTTCAGGTGGGATACCTTGTGCATATTGCATAGTTAGTATAAAAAGAAAGTTGTAATGTCTACCATTAAAAAAGATACTTTTGATAGTTTTTTCCTTTTTCCAATTTGCAGCATCGTGTAACATATCATCTAATACTATAAATAAATTATTACTTTGATGTTTTCCTGTTTCTGAAAGACCTTTTCCTTTTGCCTCTCTTATTTTACGTTTTTGTCTATTCATTATACTTTCAATTAAATCAGGGTCGTATTCAGAATGTATAAAACAATCTGGAATGAAATCTCCGAAAAATGGAGATGCTTCTTCTGTACCAGAAAAAACTACACCTGATGGTATCTCTCGGTGGTGGAAAAAGATGTCTCTTGCTAGAAAACTTTTGCCGCTCCGCCTTTTCCCGAGTATAAGTATTGTAGCATCTGGTAAAATACTTTTAATTTTAAATTTACGAAGTGAAAGTTTTTCAAAATCGTTGATAAGCATAGTTAATTATATACGTTTAAATTTATTTTAATTTTAAACGTGTTAAAAAAGTGATTTTAAATAATATATATATATTAATAATGAGACAATACACTATTGTAACGCAAACAGAAACAAGACAATTAAATCGCAGCTTAAATTTTGATAAAGCGTCACAACGTGTAAAATTTAATAATCAAGTTGTATGTTATTATTATTATTATAAACCTATAAATATTTATAAATCCGGTATTAATTACGCCCTAAGTTATGTAAAACGAGTATCCAATATTATAAAAAAAATAATGTAAACGGTATGTGTGTATTTTTGTTATTTTATACATTTCCCCCTTTTATTTGTAATTTGTTTTTTTGGTATACCAGTTATAGCATTGATACACATCAATCCGCTGTCTCCCATATCGTCTTTCTTTGTATGTGATAAGAATATCGGTAACCATTTTTCTCGTTGTTCTTTTGAAAATTTATTTTCTAAAAACCAACGTATATACTGAACACTTAAAAATTTTCTCTGAGCATATTTACCTTTTAATTTACACTCAATTTGCGGGCCTGTATAAGCACGTAATTTTTGGGATGCTCTAATAAATCTAATAGGAATAGTGTTTTTATACAATTCAACAAATTTACCATAAAGTATATGACTTACAAATAATGATTTAGGATTACACTTCGGTTGCAATTCTATAAGAATACTCGTTAATGTTTTAAATACAGGATTTTGATCATATATTTCTTGTAATCTGTTTATAAAAGTATTAGCTATATCTTGTAAAAGATAATCATCAATACTTTTCTTTTTAAAATCATTAAGTTTTGTTTTCTTGATTTCTTTAGGGAAATGCGTCTTACAAGTATAAATTAATGTATTGTCATCTTTATCATCTTTACCATTCTTATCATTCTTATATTTCATACAACATTTTCTACCACATACTTTACCATTTTTAAATAAACCTTGACAATGATAATCATCACCATCTAATATATTAAATGTATCCCATAGTAAAATATTATATTCAGAATTCATTATACACAGTGACAAATTTCTCAAGCCTGGATCGCAACAAAGTGTTATCATCTAATATAATGTAATTTAAAAATTAAAAAATTTTAACTTAATAAGTAAAATAGAAATCAATCAAATAAACATATTTGGCGATTTTGATATATTATAAGTTATGGCACTGATTCCTTCTAGTATTGTTCGATTAGGCCTCTCAGCCCGTCCATTTTGCTGTGGAGTATATGGGGTTGACGATTGCTGTGTAGTTCCATACCTTTACCGATAGATTATAACTTTTATTTAATTGCGCAATTCGTATAAATCTGTATATAAACAACAAAAATTAACCCAGTCATTATAAGAAACAGAATATTTAAATGTAGATCTTAGAAATTTATCAATGTCATTATAAGATATTTGCAATTCATTATGGTAGTATTCGGAAAAATTATTACACGTATTTTTGTTTTTATATGTAAATGTAAATTTGTTTTTTAATATACATTTTTCAATGATATATTCTGTCAAGTGATAAGAAACTAGGTAACTTAAAAAAAATGGTGATGACATGTGAAATCTTTGTTTAATAGATTCGTATAAATCTATAACATCATCTGTTTTACGGTAAAGAAAAATATCTATGGTATTGTTAATGTCTTCTTCAAAATCACTTGTATAATAATCGTAATCCATATGACAAAGTATTTTTACATGAATTGTAATGTAAAATATTTTTAAATAAAAAAACTATTTATTTTAGGTGTTTTTTCAATTTTTAAACATTAAATTTTTTTATTTTATTATACTATATTAAAACAAAACTATGGCTAATATTTTAGAACTCATTCAATCAAATGATATGATTAAAGTAGCATTGATCTTACTTGGAGTATACATTTTTTTTAATTATACTAAATGGGGTACTAAAAGAACAGAAAAAATGCAAAATTATTATGGAATTATGCCTGAACAATTAGAAAATGTTCAAGGTGAAGAAAAACCTTTTGCAAAACCCGAACTACAAACAATTGAACAAGAACAGATTGGTAAAAAAACTGAACAAGAACAGATTGATAAAATTGTAGCTGGAGAAGATCAAGTTAAAGCTGGTGATTTATTGCCAAAATACGATGCTGAAAATGAATTTGCAAAGGAAAATCCTGTTTCTAAATTATTAAAGGAACAAAACTTCTTAATCAGTGGATATCACGTTGGAATCAATACAGTTATGCAATCTAACAAAATTCCTTATCACGATATTCGATCGCTACCTCCTATTCCAAAAGAAAATGCAGGACCTTGGAATCAAAGCAGTTACGAACAAAGTCCTGCTCAAATGAGAAGATTCTTTGAAATCGGTGTATGATACCTCTTTTGAACAAAAGAAGCAAACATAAATAATAATTCTAGCAAAAAAAACAATTATAAAATTCTTAATGAAATTTATTTATCATTAAGACAAGCAATTAAAGACAAGCAATTAAAGACAAGCAATTAAAGACAAGCAATTAAAGACAAGTAATTAAAGACAAGCAATTAAAGACAAGCAATTAAAGACAAGCAATTAAAGACAAGCAAAAAAAACAATTATAAAATTCTTAATGAAATTTATTTATCATTAAGAGCAATTAAAGACAAGCAATTTAACAAATGTAATTTTTATTTGTTTGGTAATGCGCAAGTTTTTGCACGTTTTGAACATACAGCTCTTATGCTTTCGTATTTATCTAATACTTCTTCAAATGAAGGCGAAGGTGTGGTGACAAATGTTTTTTGACGAAAAGTTTGTAAATTTTTATAATATATTCTTTTGGATTCGTCTGATAGTTTAGAACTTAGTTTAGAACTTAGTTTAGAATGATATAATTTTTTCAGGCGTTTTTTTTCATCGTTATAACATTTTTGTTCTTGTGCTATTAATTTTTGATTGACTTTGTTTCTGATTTCATATAGCCATTTCATAAGATCTATTCTACCAGATAAAAAATTATCTATTGGTATTTCTTTGCAAAACTCTTGAAATGATTGTCTGCAAAAAATACAAGGCATTGTATAACCTAAACTTAACAACATGTTTTTAAAATGACGTCTTATTATACGGTGCTCTTTATTTTTATTATCTAATTTTACAGGATATCCGCCCATTATACATGAAAATAAAAAGTACCAACCACTAGGCCCCCAAGATTTGGTAGATAAACCAGATGTTGAATTGTATTTTGAAAAGTCTTTCATATAAAATACTGTTTAAAAAAAGTTTTATTAATTAAGGTAAAAAATCAATTAAAAAACCTGGACATATATAAAAGAATATGTATAACAATTCGACCGGAGATATTGATATTGGTAATTTAAATATAAATAATACAAATAATACAAATAATACAAATAATAAAAATAATACAAAACAACTTTTAGATGTATATTATTATATAGATTTAGACGATACACAAGATAAAGAATATATAACGCGTTGTTTAAAATTAAATATTAGAGTTAATCAAAAACATTTTGAACTCGATAAATTCGAATATTGTAATGTACTAACAAACGAAGATGATGTGATAAAACGAGGTCTTTTAACTTTTAACAAGATGTTTAAACAATTAAAACTTAAGGGTAATAATAAAATTTGGTTTGTTTATATTTCCAGGGGAGATATAAAACAAATATATAAACAAGCATTTGTAACATTGGTAAATAAAAATCCTAGTATTAAGTCTTGTTCTTATGCTATAAATAAAAGCGATATAATAATCAACAAAACCGATGATAAATATCTTAAATTAAATGTTATAAAAGAAATAAACAAAACTTTTATGGAACTTTTTTGTTCTGAAAACAATATAACTTATACTAATTTATTTGAAACTTAATCTATTTTTATAGAACTTTTTTGTTCTGAAAACAATATAACTTATACTAATTTATTTGAAACTTAATCTATTTTTATAAAATGTTCTATAGGAAATCTTATGTTATTACTTGAAGATATTGCGTGTAAAAATATAATCGCATAATTTTGGTCTTTTCTGTATTCTCTAATGTCTCCAACGTATCCTTTATAAATATTAAAATTACTATTTTTTAAGTATATTATTTTTACAAAATCACCTCGTTTGATGTTTTTGTATACTGTGATTTCTTGATTCTGTTGTTGGTTGTCTTGTTCTTGGTCTTGTGTTTGGTCTTGTGTTTGGTCTTGTGTTTTTACAATATTTTTTTTGTTGGGTTTTTTATTAGTAGTGTCGGATGAGTTTTGTAAAAATTGAAAAAAGTCCATTGTTATACAAATTTAAAAATAAAAGTATTTAGTTTTTTAAATTAAAAATGTTTTATTTATACTTGTTATGTTTTGTTAGTATTTTGTATTATAGGAAATTTTTAATCCGAAAGATTTTTAAATTATTTGTAAAGTTAATAAAGTGGAAAATTGACAATTTTAATTATATAAAACAAGATTGTTTTACATCGACTAGATGTGATATTGTAGGTAAATATAATATACAAAGATATGATGTTGTACATAATAACAAGACTCACAATATAATATTTGTAAACGAAACTGGGAACGAAACTGGAAACGAAAGTGAAACTGTAAACGAAATAAACGATTTTAGATCAAATATAGATAATTATTTATTAAATAAAAACATGATAGTTCATTGTAGTATAACTGGCAAAGTAACTGGCAAAGTAACTGGCAAAGTAACTGGCAAAGTAACTGAAAAAGTAACTGAAACTGGCAAAGATGATATTATAGATACGACGGAAGAATTTAGAAAATTTTGTTATTATTATGAAAAAGGGGTTATATTATTACCTTTTTTTAATCATATTCAGAATTATGTTAGGAATAAAGGTGACAAGGATATGAATATTTTTGAGTATGATTTTACAATTTATTTAAATGATTCTGAATTTACAGAATATACGTATAGTATTCGAGACATTTTACATTGTAGTTTTGATATGTTGTTTGAATCAAAAAAATTTATATAATGATTATTTTGTTTATTATTTTGTTTAATGTGAAAAAAAATAATAAAAATATAATACAAGTGTTTGGATGAAAAGAACAATAAAACAATTAATATTAAGTGGTGGTGGTGTAAAGGGGATTGCGTATATAGGTGCTTTTAAATACATTGATGAATTGAGACAAAAAAGAATATTGGAGGAAAAATTAGGGGGTTTTGATAAAGAAAAGTGTATGATCCCAGAGTTTGATATAAAAGAAGTGTGTTGTGTATCAGTTGGTAGTATTGTGGGGTTATTATATATATTAGGATATACATATGAAGAATTTTTAGATGAAATAATCACAAAAGATTTACATAATCTTAAAGATTTTAAAATAAGAAATTTTTTAAATAAATATGGTCTTGATAGTGGGAAAATGATTATAAATTGGATAGAGACATTAATTATTAAAAAGGGTTATTCTAAAGATTTGACGTTAAAGGATATTTGGGATTTGTTGGGAGTAAATTTCAGGGTAGTTGCTAGTAATTTAAATAAATACGAATTGGATATTTTTGATTATAAAAAGAATCCGGATTTAAAGGTTGTGAAGGCTATTAGAATGTCTATAAGTATACCTCTAATTTTTTCTGTGGAAAAGTATCAAAATACAATATACGTGGATGGCGGTATAATAAATAACTATCCTATAAAAATATATGAAAATGAATTGGATACTTTATTGGGATTAAAGTTGGTAACAAGAGGGGAATTTACAAGTCATATAATAGATGAAAAGATTGATACGTTTGACAATTATTTATTTCATTTAATGACTTGTTTTTTAGTTCAAAAAGAAAAGGAAACTACATTATCGTATAAATATATTGATCATACAATTTGTATAGAAGCACAAAGTGTTACACACACAGTTAATTTTTCTTTAAGTGAAGATGATAAGCGTCGTTTAATTGAAATCGGTTATGAATCTGCTAGTAATTATTTTAAATCGTCGATTGTTATTGAAGAATAATTATTTTCGTGGTATAATATTAGAGAATATGAACGATGATTACGAAGTCATTAAACAAATAGGACAGGGTTCCTTTTCTAATGTATATTTGTGCAAACAGGAAATTCCATTATTTATAAGTGAATCGGGTCATCACGATGAATTATTTATAATTAAAGAAATTAATATAAATAAACTAGTAAAAAGTTATATTTTAAAAAATGGTGGTAGTAATGTTAAGAGGGTACCTCGTAAGGTAGGAAGAGTAAAAGAAAACAATGATAATATAGGAGTTAATATAACTCCTTATGAAACGGATGATGTTTTGGATAATGCTGAACAAAATTATTATTATAAAAGATTACAGGAATTAATAGAAAGCGAAATAGAAATATTATCAAATTTGGATCATCAAAATGTAATAAAATTTTATGGGTATACCCATCAACATGGTATTTATTATTTACGTATGGAATATTGTAATGGAGGTGATGTGTACGAATTTTTAAAGGAAACTTCGACGGTTTCCGAGTTTAATTTGTTAATAGATAGAAATAGTTCAGGTGGTTTTACAAATACATTTTTGTATGAATTTTGTTGTCAAATTGTAAATGGATTGGATTATATTCACAACAAAAATATTATACATAGAGACATAAAGTTACATAATATATTGATTAAAAATGTTAATAATAAACTAGAATTTAAAATATCAGATTTTGGATTTGCTTGTTATGATTTGTCAGATTTGTCAGATTTGTCAGATCAAGAAAACCCCATAAGTGAATCAATGTGTAAAAAATATTACAAGTTATGTGGTACGCCATATTATATGGCTCCGGAAATCATTTTAAATATTAATAATATGGAAAATATAACACGTTATAAAAATGGTAACCCTACCCTACCCATTTCTGATGTTTATGATAAAGGAATAGACATATGGAGTTTGGGGATATGTATATATGAATTGATGTTTAATATACTTCCATTTTCAAACATTAAAAATATTAATGATTTGGAACGTTTTTACAGTTTGGAAATGATTCAGGAAATAATGGATAAAAAAATTACGAGGAGATCTTGTTTAAAACCAGATTTTAAAAATATGTTGTTTTCTATGTTAAAAATAGATAAAAACCAAAGATGTTCTGTTTCAGATATAGAATTTTTTCTAAAAAATTGTAATGGAATATCTTTTTTGATAAAGGATAAAAATCAAGAACAAATAAATATACAAGATATTGTAAATTGTAGGGAAAATATGTTTGTAAAAAATGAAGATATGAAGCAGCATATTATTAAAAATCCAGTTATAAAAGAATCCAAAATAAATAACGAATTGAATTTGTCTTGGGAAAAGATTAACAAGTCGAGTTCATTGATAATGAAAATGAGTGTACAGGGTGGTTTTTTAAAATGGTTATTTAATAAAAAATAATAAAAATATTGTATTTACATATAAAATGAGTTTATGTAAATACAAGACAATTTTGGGTGAACCTGGGATAGGAATTCATTCGTATAGAATTTTTGACATTGCGGTAATAGATTTATTGTTTACTATAATTGTAGCACGTTATATTAGTGATAAAGTTAGTAATTTTATATTACTATTTATATCTGGTATATTTTTACATCGTATATTTTGTGTAAATACTACTATAAACAAGTATATTTTTGGGGTAGTTTAAAACGTTAAAATATGTTGGTTTAAAACGTTAAAATATGTTGGTTTAAAAGTTAAAATATGTTGGTTTAAAAGTTAAAATATTTTAGAAATTTAATATAATAGTGTATATTAAGCAATGGATTATATAATCATTATTATTACAGCAATTGTTTTGCATTTTTTATGTACTCGTTTTGTATGGAAAACTGGTACAATGCATTACACAACTAATAACAATACAAATATTTATGATATAATTCATAATAATACTCCTGATTATTCGAGATTTAATTATACAAAAAATTGGTACTTGTTATTGTTTATAATTCCAGTAGTTTTAAATACTAGTTTGATAACATCTGGTATAGTGTTGGAATTTGTAATCAAATTTTGCATCATATTAATATTTAGAAGTATTTTTATGGTAACAACTATATTGCCCAAACAAAATGGGTGTTCTGTAAAGAATTTAGGTTTGTTTGATATGACAATAGGTGGTACGTGTTATGATAAGATTTTGTCTGGACATTTTGCATTTGGTTTGCTATTAACATTAATAATGTTCAAGTATGATTTTGTAAAACCTAAATATTATTATTATTTTGTAGTACTTAACGTTATTCACGCAATTATACTAACGGTTACGAGATCTCATTATACATTAGATATTGTATTAGCATTATTTGTGACATTAGTTATTCATTATACAGATGGGTTAGGTATGGAAATATAAAAAATAATCCCATCTAAAACACAAATTGTACGCAGCGTGTTTAAAAACAGAAATATGGACATTGTGTTTAAAAAGTGTAATTAATTATATAAATAAACGTTTTTTTTTTATATAAAATATAATACGTATGTTTAATGAAAAGTTCGGAAAGTATTTTTTTAGAAATAATAAAATATGTTATGGAAAATAAAAATGATTGTATAGACAATTCTGAAATTATTTCTGTACATAGTGTTAATTATTATAAAACACATTTTTTAAGTAATACTTGTAGTTATGTATATAGTTCTGAAATAGTGATAGATGAACCGTCTGGTATAAGTTTGTATTTTTATTTTTCAAATAAGAGGAGTTATTTAGGATTATATAAAGATAATATGACAGATCTTGATTTTTCACGATTTCAATATTATTTATTAAAATATAGTGAAAAGATTTTCTTTAAATATCGTTTACACGAGTTCATTTATGGTTTGAATAATGAAGAAATCTAAGGTTTTTTTAAACTGGTTGTATACGCGTATTTTTTATTAGGTTAATTATGGAAATTTTTTTTCTTTTTGTATATTATAAAAACAAAAAACAATGGGTGGTGGATTAATGCAATTAGTAGCCTATGGAGCTTAAATATCTGGGCTCGAATAGTAAGCTGCTAGTATGGTTTGTATATATACCATACTAGATAAACAGTATTAAATATACAAATAAGGAATACATTTATTTCTTATTATATAACTTGCTAGTGAAAAATTTTTAAAAGTTTTTTGCGAAACTTTCAAATTGCGGGAACATCTTTAGAGCTTTAACTACTACTTGTTTTGTAGTGATACTTAACAATACCAAAGGGTAATGACCTGAGGCATAGTAAAAATGTTAAAGATTAGACAATCCGCAGCCAAGCTTCTTATATTGTTAAAAATATTATTCTAGGTAAATATAAGAAGAAGGTTCAACGAGTAGACGGAAGTTGGGATTTAATGATGATACTAGCCATATCTGAAAAATTCTTAAGGTGTACTCTATTCCTAATAGAGATATTAGGGCTAACGATCTAAAAGATCGTAAGCAAGATATATACCTTACTGGTAATCCTTAATAACATGGGGAAGAAAAGTAGTCAGCTATAACTATTAGGATATGTTATAGAAAAATCTGTTATTATTCCTATATTAATCACTGTAGTCTTCACCGATTTATTTTTATCCATTGATTAATAATAAAACTGCTAGTGATTTTAAGAAATTAGAATTGCAACACTATCAAATTGCGGCGACATCCTAAAGATATTAAAAAATGAATAAAAGTTTATTTGAATGTATTTTTAATGAAATGTAAAGATTGTCAGATTGAAAAAGATATTTACGAATTCTATTTTAGAAAAGAATCAAGTAAATACAGAACAAATTGTAAAGAATGTGTTAAAAATGACAAAATAGACATTGATTTAATATATAATCATAAAAATATAGTAAATTCATTTGCTACTAAGGTAAATTTGAAAAAATTTACTGGCCCAGAATACACTGGGGTATAGTAAAAATGCAATATATGATAAAATTAACATTTGTTAATTTTTGAAATGGACAAGCACGCAGCCAAATCCTAAGGAATGTTATACAATAACATTCTATGGTATCAGTTCAACGACTAAACGGTAGTGGGCGAAAATTTCGCTTAAGATATAGTCTATTCCCTTATAAATATACCGAAAGGTAGGGTACAAAAGCAAATTACTTTTTTCAAAGTTGTCTATCGAAGACATACGAATTTTGCTATTGAATCTATTGAACAAACCTTCAATGGAACTGTAGATTTTGGTAAATTTACTGCCAAGAAAAGCAATCGGAATCAAATAAAAAAGGATATTTTGATTATAAAACCGTTTTATACACCTTTATTAATACTTACATGTTAATCCACCAGTTTTTATCAGTATTAATAGTATAATTGCTAGTATTTAAAAAAATGAATAAATCAAATTTTAATGAAATTCAAACACATAATAATTTAATTGAAAAATTTTTAAATGCGACATCATCAAATTGCGGGGACCTCCTTAGAGCCTAAACTACCACTTTTATTTGGAAACATATAAAAGGAACTCGGTTAATAATCGAACCCAATGGTAATAATGTTTAGGATTGGACAATCCGCAGCCAAGAATCCTAATTTTCAAAAGAAAATGGATTAAGGTTCAACGACTAAATGGTGATGGGTAATTCTTTATGAATTGCTTAAGATATAGTCTATTCCCTATTTCCATATGGAAATTTAAATATACCGAAAGGTAGGGTATAAAAGCGCAAAGTTTCTTGCACCGTTTCTCGCAACGGTGATCTTATTCACAAGGTCTACCTTCAAGCTGACCTTCCAGCATTAGGTCACGCTACCAGTATTAACTGGTATCCTTATGTTGGTCATAATTTGATTGAAGAAGTTTCTATTGAAATCGGAGGTCAAACTATTGATAAACATTATGGTTCTTGGTTAAACATCTGGAACGAACTTACTCAAACTGCTGAAAAAGAAGATGGTTACAAGACTATGGTTGGTAACACTGCTCTTTTAACATCAACTGATGCTGGTAACCCAGATAGCACCCCAGCTACTACTCTTTATATTCCTCTTCAATTCTGGTTCTGCAGAAACCCTGGTCTTGCTCTCCCATTGATTGCTCTTCAATATCACGAAGTCAAGTTCAACATTACATTTGCTTCTTTAGCTAGTCTATGTGATGCTACTTCAACCGGAAGTCCTACTCTTAATGCTTCATTGTATGTTGATTATATCTATCTTGATACTGATGAACGTCGTCAATTTGCTCAAGTTCAACACGAATATCTCATTGAACAATTGCAATACACTGGAGCTGAATCAGTTGGATCTGGTGCTGTCAAGAGCAAGCTTGCTTTGAACCATCCTTGCAAGGAACTTGTTTGGGTTGTTCAACCTTCTGGAAATCAACCTGCTGCATTCGATAACGCTGGTGCTCAAACCGTTACCACTGCTAAACTCCAACTTAATGGTCAAGACCGATTTGCAGAAAGACCTGGTGCTTACTTCAATCTTGTACAACCATACCAACATCATACCAACATTCCATCTGTCGGTATCTATGTTTACTCCTTTGCTCTTAACCCAGAGCAACATCAACCAAGTGGCACGGTTAACATGTCTCGTATCGACAATGCTACCCTTCAGCTCACCACCGGTGTTGCTGGATCCCTCAAGGTCTTTGCTGTGAACTACAATGTGTTTAATTTTTGGACACAAAAAGTAAATCGAGAAATCGATTTGCTAGTGGAATGTTTTTGACTATGTCAAAGATATTTTGCGACACTTTCAAACTGCGGGAACCTCCTTAACAAAGAAACTAAAGTTTACTTTAGTTTTATAGCCTTCACTACCACTTTTATTTGGAAACATTTAAAAGGATCTCGGTTAATAGCCGAACCCGATGGTAAAAATGTGAAGGATTGGACAATCCGCATCCAAGCGCCCTACCAAATAGTTTATAACTATTTGCGGGCGAAGGTTCAACGACTAAATGTTAGTGGGCTAATTCGTACGAATTTGCTTAAGATATAGTCTAGCCCCTTTTAAATTCACCGAAAGGTGGGGTATTTACGAAGAATTATGGCAGGAATGGGTGGATTAGCTTTGAGAATAGTAATACTATTTATAGAGCTTAAAAGTAAATTTTTAAAAGAATTTGCTAGTGAATTATTAAATACAAATAATTTGCGACACTTCCAAATTGACGGGAAACTCCTTAGAGCCTAAACTACCACTTTTATTTGGAAACATTTAAAAGGACCACGGTTAATAGCCGTTCCCAATGGTAATAAAGTTTAGGATTGGACAATCCGCAGCCAAGCACCTAAAATCATTATGATAAGATTATGGTGAAGGTTCAACGACTAAATGCTAGTGGGTTTGAGAAGTCTAATCAACTTCCATGATAACTTAAGATATAGTCTAGACCCTTGTGTTTAAAACACAATTAAATATATCGAAAGATAGGGTATAAACGACTCCAATTAAATAAATTAAAAATGAAAATAATATCTATTTTAATAATTTCAAATTATTATTAATATGGGAAATAGAGTTAAAATGAAAAGGTTTATTACTGAAAAATATGAATTAAGAGAAGGTTTATTGTTTCAAAGCATCAGATATAGGCAAGGCATTAAAATTAACAAATATTGCTGTATCTATACAAAGTTATGAACAAAGTTATGATGAAGATGAGCGTGTCATAAGGAAAGCTTATGACACGACAAAACGATTACAAGATACTACATTTTTAACGAGTCAAGGAGTTTATCGTTTACTTTACAACTCCAAAAAAGAAATAGCTAAGAAGTTTAGAAAATGGGCAGGGAATATTCTTGACGACATTATATTTAATGAAAGTGCTGAATTGAAACTTCAAATAGAAAATCAAAAATTACTTTTAAAACAAGAAAAAGAAACTACTACAAAATTAATTGAAGAAAAGGATAAAAATATTAAAAAAAAATACTAAATAAAAATACTAAATAAAAATACTAAATAAAAATACTAAATAAAATCGCAAATTATACTATTACCATTTGGTTTACAAGCAGTCCCGCTTGCACAATCCCTGTATACCCACGAATCATATACGCACGTATCAAACCCTGTACCGCTACAACTCATTTCTCCTGAATTACAAGAAGATGATTTACTATCATCCTTGTTATCGCTATTTTCATCGTTATTTTCATCGTTATTTTCATCGTCATCACATTTAACTTGTTTGTTAGTTGGTCGTATCTTAGAAGGTAGTATTGGTTGTTTTGTAGGAGTTGGTTGTAGATATGTTACAGATGGTACAGATGGTACAGATGGTACAGATGGTTGTTGATTATTCTTTTGTATGTTTTTCGTATTCTTTTTTGTGTATTGTATGTCTTTTCTAGAAGCTAATAGATCTCTTCCATCTATTGAACTCGGGGAATCGGGTTCCCATTCTGGAACTCTTGGATATCCAGGTAAATTAACAATTAAAAGTTCTTTACCTGGAATTTTTGTATTGTTACCATTTGTATTAACGGTAATATCTGCACATTCCATATAATATTCCCTATTACCTATTCTATTGATCCAAGTCCAAAAAATTGTCATATCACCTCCTTTAGAATTTTGTGGTAAATCAAATGAATATGATTTGGTATCTAATAAACAATTACCAATAACAGTTCGTAATACAACAAATGTTTTATCATCATATGAAACGCCAAATTGACAATGTCCACCACCGTGTACCGCAATTCCTTCTAATGTAACTGTTAATTTAGAATCATTAAAAGTAGCTACCGATGGACCTTTTGGAAATCCTTTACAAGGAAATGTAAAATGATCATCTGTTACTAGTAATGGTGATCTTAAATTGTAATTTACTAGTCCCGAATCTAGGTAATATTTACTTAGTTGATTTCTTCTTGATGGTGGAAAACTCAATGAGATATGTGCAATGCACGTTTTTATTAATAATAATAATAATATTTCCATTTTATTATTAAAATAAATATATTTTTAAATTCTTTTCAAATTTGATTAAATACATAAAATAAACGGGTCATCTGTTAAAAAAAATTTACCACCTTCAACATAACCAACACGTTCTAAAGAATTTGTATCATAGACAAATGAATCATCGGTATAATAAAATGTATCTTCTATCAATGTTTTATTTAATTTACTTTTATCAACGTTTAAATTGTTTTTGTTGTCGTTTTCAATAACAAAAAGTACATCGGGTTGTTCAGATGAACTTGTTTGTTGTCGAAATGCTAAATAACTATGCGTTTTACAATATTCTGATCCATCTTGTGCCTTACGACAACACTTGTTACCATTTTGTGAAATACCCTTGCAAATAACATCTTCGCGAGGACCTCCTAAAAGTGATAAAAAACGATTCAAAATTATAGCCTTTTGCACTTGTGTACTTGTATCTTTATAATGAATATCGTATTCTAGAAATAAATTGTCAATTACAACAGCAATATCCTTTTTATATGCTCTTTCAAAACTACTTGGGATATTACCTATTCGTTTATGCAAACGTTCAAGTTCCATTATCCTATTTTTCTTTCCTTTTTATATCTGCAAAAATATTTTGATTTTTTTCAAAACTTTGAATTTTATATTCGGATTCTTTATTCGTTGTTAGTATTTTTTGAAATGACAAGTCCAATTCACTAAATGAATTACCTTTTTCAAGATGAATATAATATGAATAACATAATCCTCTTTTGTCCATTTCTGTAATTAAAACGACAACGACATTAGTCTGTTCGTTTATAAATAAATTTAAAGTATTTTTCTTTTTAGAATATTTTATTTCAATTTCTTCACATTCTAGTTGTCCCGAATTATCTATTGATGAAATTGATTCCATTTTTATATAATTAACTTGTGTAAAACTAATATCGAAATGTAATATTACTGTATTATTCGAAATTTCATATGAATTGATTTTCATAATCCTTGTTTATTTAATTGTAAATTATGTTTAAATAAAGTAAATGTTTCTAAAAATACATAAAAAAATGAAATTTTAACAATAATAAATACAAGTAAACAATGATTAATTTAAAAATATATGTTGATGAAAATGACAAAGAGTATGATATTTTAATAGGACAATCGCAAGGGGAAAATGATAATATAATAAGATCAAGTAACCAAAACGACACTTGGTTTCATTTGGACAAAATTAGTGGACCACATATTATTTTTCAAAACAATGGTGACAAAATACCTAAACGTTATTTTAATCAAATAGCTGGTATGTTTCCACAATACAAATCTAAATTGTCTAATCGTTATTCTGTTATATATACAGAACTAAAAAATGTAAAACTAACCATTACCCCTGGACAAGTAAATGTATCAAATACAAAAATTATCAAAATTTAGTTTAAAATTATCAAAACTTTTAAATTAAATATGTTGGGTGAAATATTATCTTGGACATTTAGTACAATTTCTAATATTGCTTGGTTATTTGTATTCCTTCCACAATTAATGGAAAATTACAATAAAAAGTCATCAGATGCGGTTAGTTTTTACTTGATAGCGCTATGGTATATCGGAGATACGGAGATACACTTTCAGTAGTTTCTGCAATTTATAAATCAATACATCCAGTTCTTATATATATGGGTACTTATCATATTATTTTTGACGTGATATTTCTTATACAAGTAATATACTATAGATTGCCTAGATACCTTACAAGATACGCACTTCTTTTAGACGAAACACTTTATAGATATGATTCCATGTTGTATTATGCAAAAGATGTATTATTACTTCACGAAACTAGTTTGTTACTTGGTTATTCTATATTATTATTATTATTATTATTATTATTATTATTATCAAGTCAAGCTATATTCGGATTATTTTCACATATTATTGTAGGTGATATTTTTGCTTGGACATCTACTGTAATATTTTTTTTATCAAGATTACCACAGATTTTATTAAATTACAAACGTCGTAGTGTTGAGGGATTGTCATTTACAGCATTTGTAAATATTATAATTGCAAATCAATTATTCCTTGCATCTATCTTGGTAAAATTAATAGATATAGACGATTCAAATCGTGTAAAATAACGTTATTCCGTGGATTGTAGGATCATCCGGAATAACGTTATTTGATATAATTATATTTATACAATTTTTTATTTACAAATAAATAAAGAATACCAAGTGTATAAATTTCAATTATTTCATAGATTGTGTATATTTTATTTATTGTATATATTATATACAATAACGCAATAATGAGTTTAAATATGATATTTGATTACGAATTTGTTTTTAATACAAATGATATAAATATTAATTTCGATACAATTTACAACCAATGTACTTTAGAAGATCCATCTGGAAATAGACGGGAATTAATCTATAACAAATGTTTAGAAATATTACAAGTTTTAACAAGAACACCAGGAATTCACATATGTGCATCATTTGTTAATTACCTTTTTCAACGATACAAAGTAACCATTCATAATATGTCATGGACCGGTGACACCTAGTAATCAACCTAGTTACACAAAGTAATCAACCTAGTTACACCTATATGCATTATTTGATTCTTTGTTTTTATTCTTTTTATTTTGTATATTTTGATTATTTTATTTTATTGCACAATGTTATAAACATAATAAACGCAAAAATGAGTTTGAACACAATATTTGATTACGATTACGAATTTGTATTTTTCACAGATGATATAACAGATATTGATAAATTTGATATTATTTATAATCAATGCACGATAGAAGATATATCTGGAAATAGACGCGCATCAATTTATGATAAATGTTTACAAATTTTACAAATTTTATCGATAACAGCAGGGATTCATGTATTCGCATCGTTTGTTACTTATAATAATACACAATACAAAATAACTATTCATAATAAATCATGGTCTGGCGATATAATACCTTAAATAAATTCATATTATTACAATATAGTTATTTTATTTGTATATATTAAATGCAAGACTTGCCACCGGAAATTATTGAAGAAATATTAAAAAAACAAGATAGTATAAAAGATATTACACGATTATGCAATAGTAATTCTAAAAATAGAAATGTATGTGAAAATTATTTTACACACGAAATTAAAAGCAAATTTAATAATTCAGTACAAATATTTGCAGAATTAATTATGAAATTTAATATAATTGAAATAAGATACGCTGGGAAAACAAGATTTGCAAGAAATGCTGGATCACAAAGTGATTCATTAATAATTAAATCACATAAAGTATATGGTAAAAAATCATTTATGAAAAAATTTAAACATTTACTTTCAGAATGGTTAAAATATGATGATAATGCTGGTACTGCTTTTCCAAATAGGCCATTTAATGAAGACGGAAATATTGATGGTGAATTATTAGATAGAGAAGAGCACGAGTTTTCATTGCAAAATGATGGAGAAAATCTTTTTTTACAAACACAAGGTAATAATTGCTATAGATTAATAATATCAACACCAAATAATAAATTATATGAAAAAATTATATATGATTATTTATATAGCAAATTTGAAAAGGGAGACGTTTCTTTTAAACCAACCAACCCTAACAAAGGTAGTTTCCCACCTGAAATGTAATTTAAATTAAAAATTCCATTGATAATATGCCATTTTCTATAGTTAAGATATTATAAGATATGGCAAAAACATGGATTTTTATTTCTGGATTGTTTTGTATTAACTTTAAAGCTAACGTAACGTCATTAAATCTAGATAAATTTAACGAACCTGTTGGTTGATTATCTTCTGGTCTTATACTAAACGGCATAGTATATATATAGTTCATTGGGATAACAGAATGAACGTTATCTGGGAATATTGTTCTATAATAAAATTCTGATAATTTTTCAAAACGATATTTTCCATCTAATAATAAAGATGCTTCTGTAAATAATGGTGATTCTTCTGGAGTTTTAGAATAAACAAAATAATTATTATTATCAATATTTGCCTTTTCAACCCCGAAAAATATAATTTCTTTACAAGGATGTAAAAATCTAAGATCGCAATTATAAGACGAAATATTAGCTGGTATTAATTCGTCGCCGTTATATTGAATTTGTTCAATAACATACTTGTGAGAATTTTCTTGAAATTGTTTTAATATAACATCATCTAAAAATATATATTCTGCATAAACATTTGAACTAATTATTGATGCGTATCCTGGTTCGTCTCCATCGTAATTTACACATTCTGAAAAATTTCGAAGTTTAAAATTAACTTTTATATCTTGTTGAAACATACTTAATAATGGTAAAGCAGAACTATATTGCTTAGTAAACCAAAAATCAAGAGGTATTACTAAATCGACTTCTTTTTTAGCATTTGTATAATTATTTACATATGTATCAGATTTTAACAACATAAAATTTTTACCTAATTTATCAGTATTTGTTAATTCATCCCAAGCATTCATAAATTGAGGATATAATCTATCTACTACAACTCCACCTATCTGTAATTCTATAGGTTCTGAAAAAATAGAATATCCTAATGTATCATTCCAACAAACATAATTTCCAGATATTTTATTTAATCGTGGTAATCGGATATGCAAATGTAATTTAGAAAGAAGATGTCCTCTTTTTGGTATTTCACAAGTAGTCTTTTGTCCAAATGTGGCCACGGTATTCATATTTAACTTTACTGTTTCTGTAGCAAAGTTAACATATCTATAATAGTTGTACTTGAAAATGTTTATTTGTGGATCTTTTGTCAAATACACATCTTGTATACCAATTGCTTGTAATTGAAGAATACTTGGTGACATCTATATTAATAATATCGATATAAAAAAAAAGTAAAATTAAAACTAAACTAAAAAAAAAAGTAAAATTAAAACTAAACTAAAAAACATAAATTTATTTAAAAAAATAATATATATATATATAATTATGGCATCTAAATTATGTCTTAAAAGGTTGTCTAAAGAAATATTAATGTACCAAAAGGAAAATTTCAAGTTTCCTAATCTAATATTACGATATCAAGAAGATGACATATTACTTTGGTATTTCGTAGTATATGATTTAAAAGAAACTCCTTTTGAAAATGGTGTATATTTTGGAAAAATATTATTAGACGAACAATATCCGTTAAAACCACCCAATTTTATTTTCATAACACCAAATGGGCGTTTTGAAACGAATAAGAAAATTTGTACTACATTTTCAGCTTACCATCAAGAAACTTATACAAGCACTTGGAATATAATGTCAATGATGACAGGTATGATTTCATTTATGACAGATATTGCACCAGATACTGGTATAGGTTCTATAAACACATCTGATACAGAACGGATTAATTTAGCAAAGATGTCATTGAATTGGAATAAACACAACGAATGTTTTAATAAAATTTTCCTTGATATAGACAATTTAATTTTACTTTAATCTAATTTTTTACGTTTTGTAATCCTTAGACCTAAATTAGGTTTTGATAATTTATCCCTTAGTTCAGCGTTAATAGCATCTTGAAACAAGTTATTTTCCTGACAATCGTATTTTAAAAATGGATTTCCATTGTTTATTGGATTAAATGGGTTGACAGCATAACCTTCATTTCCGATATTTAATTGACCAATTTTTTCAATAACTGGTTCTAATTCATTAGAAAACCAATCAGAGAAATTATTTGTAACAGTTGTAAAAAAATCACATTCATCCCCTTGAGGATTACATTTGTATAATTTTTTCAATGTATCTTTTTTATCTGAATAATTATAGTTATCTTTATTTGTATCTGAAGAATTGTCAGTTTGAACACAGCCATCTGCTTTTAGATTTGGATTTGTCATTGTTTCTATAGATTTAGTTTCCTTAACAATTAAAACTGGGATCATTGTTAATTCGTACATTACGTTTCTTTTAGTATCTTTTGAATTCCATACCCAACCATGTAAAATAACTTCTTCATCGCAAAATATATCACAACGATCCTTTGTAATTATATATCTAAGATCTACTAAAGATTCTGTATATTTAGTTTTATATTTAGTTTTATATTGTTCGCGTAATAATTCATAACATTTTACAAACCCGTACTCTTCTGTTAAATCATTTGTATAAATACAATGTGTATTTTCAATATTATCTTTGACATAAATTAATGATTGTATATTTTCCATTTTATATATTATACATAATATAAAATAAATTTTCAATTAAATCGTTTGTAAACTTTTCTGTTACTTGTAAGTTTTATTTAAAAAAAAATTGAAAAACAAATATGGTATATAAATAAGGGAAATAATATATAAAATGTCTTTTTCTAAATATTTGCTTCAATTTACAAAAAACGCTGCTAATGAACAAACTCATTTATCATTTAGCAATGGTAAATACAATGTTCCTGATAATAAATACGAAGAATTTTACAAACGTTATTACAACATTATTTCTGATAATACAAATACGGAAAAGGATTCTCTTTATTTGATTGAAAAAGTATATAATTCAAAATTTGCATTTTTTATTGATTTAGATGTACCTAAAAAATCATGTTACAATTTGTCAGACAATGATGTTTTGGACATTATTACTGCAACACAAACTGCAATTTCCAAGATGTTTGTTGAAAATCAACTATTGTTAGAGTATATTGTATCAAAGAGAATCACTGCCAAAGGTAGTAATTATCATATTAATTTTTATAATTTGATCGTTAATAACACTGTTGCTAAACGTTTAATTACTACTATTTTGGAAAACAACACTGTATTGACTGATGATATTAAAAATTCAATTGATGTTTCTGTTTATAGAACAGGATTGCGCTTACTTGGTTCTAAAAAAATTGTAAAATCTAAAAATGCGGATAAGAACTCGGATAAGAACTCGGATAAGAACTCGGATAAGAACTCGGATAAGAACTCGGATAAGAACTCGGATAAGAACTCGGATAAGAACTCGGATAAGAACTCGGATAAGAACTCGGATACAGAAAAGGATGCCGACGGTGTAGAAGCAGTGTATAAGATTTATGATTTAAATATTGGAAAATTTACAGAACTTGAAAATACAACATTTGAAAACTTTTCTAAAACAATTGTAAAAAGAAAAAGTACTATTGATGTTTCAGAATTGCAACAAAATAATATTACTGATACTACTAACTCAATTGAAAAACAAATTCCAGTACGAGGAATTAATAATGACAAAATTCAAACAGAATTAACTAAACTTTTAACAAGTATAAAAGAACAAAACGAATGCTTATCAAATTTTGACGTATCAATTAAAAGAATTTATCTAAAACCAAACAAAATGGGAATTTATTGTTATTATGTATCCATTAACAGTAAACATTGTCCTTTTAAAGATCGTGAACATTCTAGAGACGTTAGCCCGATTTATTTTGAAATTAGTATAAATGGAATCTATATAAAATGTCACGACGAAGAATGTAGAAGACGTGTATTTCCAGATTCTGGGTTTAGTCTACCAGATGATTTTGAAACTGTATATCCTGAAATTTACGTAAGTATGACAACAAAATATTGGCGTTCAGAAGTTGTATTGACAGATGAAATGAGATCTGCTTTAGAAACAAGTTTAACTGGTTCACATTATTCTATTGCAAAAGCAGTTTTCCAAATCTATAAGGGTAGATTTCGTGTAGATGATGTAAGAAATACAGAATGGTTTGAATTTGGAGGAGTTAGATGGAAAAAGAGTCATTTGATGAATATTTTAATATCTGAAGAATTACCAAAATATTATAGAAGTATCAAGATAAGTGATACATCTGTTCAAACTAAAAATTTGCAAGATTTTTTAGTAAACACAGACAAAGTTGATGCGAATATGCGTAATCAAATGGTTGATAACATTATTTCAAAATTAGAAAATGTGGGTTTTAAAAATAATATTTTAACACAAATCGTTTATCTTTTTAAAACATACGACAATGATTTTTATACAAATTTAGATTCTACTCCACATTTACTTGGATTTAAAAATGGTATTTATGATTTCAGAGATCATCGTTTTAGAAATGGTACCCAAAATGATTACATTACATTTTCAACAGGTTATGATTACATTGATTATGATGAAACTTGTCAACATACACAAGATATTTATACTTTTCTCGGACAAATAATTCCAAATACACGTGTATTAGAATATACATTAAAGGTACTTGGAAAAGCACTTATTGGAGCACCAGATGAAAGATTCTATATTTGGACAGGTTTATCAGGTGCTAATGGTAAATCTACATTGGTAAATTTTTTGGAAAATACATTAGGAGATTACATCACTGGCGTTGACGTTTCTCTGTTAACAAACAAACGAGGTAGTTCTAGCAATGCATCACCTGATGTTGTTAGACTTCGAGGAAAACGTATTTTTACTTTTCAAGAACCAGAACACGACGATAAACTTAGAACTGGTATTTTAAAACAATACACTGGAGGCGATACTATTATTGCAAGAGAATTATTCAAAGCTCCCGTTACATTTAAATTACAAGGAACTATGATTATGTGCTGTAATGATTTACCTACAGTCACGAGTTGTGACGGGGGAACTTGGCGAAGAATACGTGTGGTGGAGTTTAAATCAAGATTTTGCGATAATCCAATCAAAGATAACGAATTCAAAATTGATCCTTCCATCAAATACAAAATTAAAATGTGGAGACCATACTTTATGAGTATTCTAATTCATTGGTACCAACGATTTTTGAATGAAGGAATGAATGAACCAGATGAAGTGAAGAAAGCAACTGCAAAATACAAAGATGACAATGATAAATTCAACGAATTCTTTGATCAAATCCTCGAAGAAACATCAAATGACTTTGAATCAAATAAGAACATTTATAGTCATTTTTCTACTTGGTGGTCTAATAATTACCCAAATTCAAGAGTTCCAGATATCAAAGACCTCAGACGTGCTATGAAAATTAAATACGGAAATGAAAAAGAATCTGTTATCAATGGTTGTATGAATTATGGTTTTAATATTCGTATTAAACAAAGTTTTAATGACGATATCCACGAAAACAATGAAGATTTGTAATTGACACCTCCATCTATGTAATTTTTAATAAAAATATTAAATATATGTTCAAAATTTTATTTAAAAATAATTATCTTATAATATTATAAGATAATGACCCAAATTATAAAACCTGAAAGTGTAGATTTTAATGCACTTATAAAAAACAGTACAACATTGACCTTAAATACACAATCTAAAATGGTAGAAAATCTAAACAAAGAATTCACACAAGAAGAAAGTCGTTGGTATATTGCTAATTTATATATTTATATAAAAGTTGTATATATATTATTTTTTTATAATATATAGACATATATGAGTGAGATCAATATTGAAGATGTCAATTTTGAAAATCATGATCCACAAGAAAAAGATACTTTTATTTGGGAACCATTACAACCAGAATGGCAATCTAAATTACTTTGCAACACATTTGTTATAAAAAATTGTTTAGGAGATGGCAATTGCCAATTTAGGTCTATAGAAACAGCTTTATCAAATGCTGGGTGTAAAACTGACCACGAACGATTACGAAAATCACTTGTAAAATATATTAATAGTTTAGATAATAAGGATTTTTTTGATATTATTCAACTTTATAGAATTGAAAAACAAAATGGCGAATTTGTTGGAAACTGGGATCCGTTTAGTATTAAAAATAAAAGACAATTTAACAATGAATTAAAAAAACCTGGTTTTAATTTTCAAGGAGATCATATAACATTATCTCTTGTTTCAAAGGCACTGGGTTTAGATATTATTCTTCTTGATAATTATTTTAATATTACAGATTTAAGTAATCCCGATCAATTACAACCAAAAGTAATTGTTTTATATTATGATAATAAAGGTACCTTTAACTTTAGCGGACAAGGTACCTTTAACTTTAGCGGGCAAGGTACCTTTAACGCAGAGCGCGTAAGCGGGCAAGGTACCTCCGGGCATTATCAAACAATTGGAATTATAACAAAAAGAAAAAAGGTATATACAATGTTTAAAAGATCAGAACTCCCTGAAGAAATAGACAGGTTATTAGATAAACATAATTTTTTTTTACAACATATTCGAGATATTTGCAACAAAGATCTTGGTTGTAACAAATTACAACTAAATAATATAATTAAACAAGTAGAAGATAGAATTAAAACTAAAATATCAAAACACGATAAAATAAAAATTATACAAATAATAAGAACTATCTTGGAAAATGAAAATTACTTTAATGAAATAAAAACTAAAACTACAAAGATTTAACCCCGGATCTACGCAGACAAGGCGTAGACAAGGCGTAGACAAGGCGTAGACAAGGCGTAGACAAGGCGTAGACAAGGCGTAGACAAGGCGTAGACAAGGCGTAGACAAGGCGTAGACAAGGCGTAGACAAGGCGTAGACAAGGCGTAGACAAGGCGTAGACAAGGCGTAGACAAGGCGCCTTTTTATTTTCTTGTTTTTCTTGGTGGTTTCATTTATAACTTAAAAAAAAAAATTTTTTTTTTTGATGGCATAGAATTTTCGTATCTATGCAAACATAATTATTAAAGGTACCTTAATTTATAATTTTTTTTTATAAGATACAATATATATAATGAAACTTGATATAACAATAGAACATTTAGTAATGTTAGTAGCTATTCTTTACATACTTTATTTTATGATGACTGCTAAAGAAAACTTTGAACAAATTACAAATTCAAATTCTAAACCAAAAGACCGAGCTTGTGCACAAGAATCGATAAATTACGCATATTTAGATTATGTATTTGGTGGAATTAAAAGTCCTAGACAATAATGTTTTTTTATATTCTATATTATAATTAATGATAATATTGGATATTAGGTCTTTATTATTATTGCCAATAATATGTTATTTGTTTACAAAAAATTGGTATATTGTTTTTGTTGCGTTGTTATTTTGTACAAGATTTATGAATAGTCCAGATAGATTACAAGAGGATATTAAACACGATTGTTTTTATTCGCCTGCATCAGGATATATAAAATTTATAAATACAGATAAAGAATTTGTTACTATTTCCATGTTTTTAAATATTTTTGATAATCATACACAATATATACCAACTGTTAGTTATTTAAAAAATATTGAACACAAGCACGGAATATTTGAACCAGCTTATTTAGAACATTCTGTTAATAATGAACGTGTTGTAAATACACTTTATAACCCAACTTATAACTTTGATTTTACAATTACACAAATAACAGGAATACTTACAAGAAGAATATTATCTTTACAAATTCCCAACAATAATAAATTGTTATACCCAGGTGAACGCTTGGGTTTCATTAAATTAGGCTCTCGTGTAGATATATCTATCCCGACAAAAAATATAAAACAAATATTAGTAAATCCAAATACACACATATCAGAAATGACCCCCTTATTTATATTAAAAGCTTGATATTAAAAGCTTGATTATATTATACATTTCGTTTTTTAATTGTATTCGTAATGTATAATATAATATATATGTCTTTGATAAATACTACCTTTCTAGGATCTGTTTTTAAACAAGATCCAAAACCAGAATGGATAAAAATAGATGGTGTTGTAATGGGAGAATCTCGGCAATATGGATATAAAGTAATAAATTCTCCAAGTATTGGTGCAATTTTGGATTCATTAATTAATGACCAGAATGCAAAATGTGTTGTTTACAATTGGAAAACTGCAACTGCATATGTTAAGATTGGTTTTGATATGAAAAATTCACTTGATAGTGCAAAAAATCTAGATTACACTACATTTATTCCAAAAAGAGCAATTGCACCTGCACCTGCACCTGTACCTGTACCTGTACCTGCACCTGCACCTGTACCTGTACCTGCACTTGCACCTGTACCTGTACCTGTACCTGTACCTGTACCTGCACCTGTACCTGTACCTGTACCTGCACCTGTACCTGTACCTGCACCTGCAAATTTTAGTAAATTTATGCCATATGTGGATGTTGGTGCTTGGCCACCACCTGATCTTGTTGATATATATAAAAAATCAGGTGTTAAAGCATTTACATTAGCATTTATAATTGCAGGAAATGATAATCAACCATCTGTTGCTGGAGCATATAGTTTAAATACATCGTTTTACTTGGATAAAATTAATGCAATTAGAGCAAGTGGTGGGGATGTATGTTTTAGTTTTGGGGGAGCAAGTGGTAGAGAAATGGCTCAAGTTATAACAAATGTAAATAGTTTAGTACAAGCTTACCAATCAGTTATCAATAAATATTCATTGAAATATGTTGATTTTGATATAGAAGGTAATGCATTAGTAGATCAATCAAGTATTGATAGAAGAAATCAGGCTTTAGTTATTTTACGAAAAAACAATCCCAATTTATATATAGCATATTGTTTACCAGCGACAACTACTGGATTAGATGGCAATGGGTTAAATGTATTGAGTAGTGCTAAAAAATTTGGATTTGTACCAAATGAATTACGCATAATGACTATGGATTACGGTTCACCTGCTATAAATGGGTTGATGGGACAATATGCTATTGCAGGTGCTCAGGGTACACGTAATCAGTTGATTAATTTAGGAATGTCAAATGTTACAGTTGGTATAATTCCAATGATTGGGCAAAATGATACACCCACAGAGATTTTTGATTTACAAGATGCTCAGGCAGTAGTAGATTTTGCTAAAAAAAATAGTTGGGTTAGCAGACTTAGTTTTTGGAGCATTAATAGAGATATTGTAAATAATACAGTATCATCTATTGCTAGTGGAAGTCATAGTGGAATACGTCAAGTAGCGTATGCATTTTCAAATATTTTTAAACAAGTAAATGTATAAAAGAAAATGTATAAAAGAAAATGTATAAAAGAAAATGAAAATAATTGAAATTATAATATATATAAATGGCATCGAGGAAATCATTTGAAATATTCGTTTATAAAAATAAATTAAATACGAAAACATTAATTGATATTCTACCAGAATTATCAAGTAAAACGATTGAATTACTTGGTAAAGATCTAAATATAAATCTAAATATAAATGCAAATGTCTCAGATTTTTATATTTTCAGTGATGGTGGATGCAAAGGAAATGGTAAAAAAAATGCTAAAGCTGGGTATTCTGTATTTTTTACAGATGATCTGGATTCACCATTTTATAATTTTAATACAACACGATTAGTTGTAACAGATCCTACAAATAATAAAGCAGAATTGTCTGGTATTAAATGTATTTTTAAAACTATTAATGAAAATTTAGATTTATTCAAGAATCTAAATATAATTATTTGTACAGATAGTATGTATTCTATAAATTGTCTTGAAAAATGGTACAAGTCTTGGATTAAAAACAATTGGAAAAATTCAAAAGGAGAACCTGTTAAAAATCAAGACTTGATTAAACAAATTTTAGAATACAAAACAAACATTGATAAAAATGATATCAAAACAACATTAAAACACGTATTTTCACATACACAGGAACCAAGTGATAAAACATCACTACAGCATAAATTGTGGTATGGAAATAATCTTGTTGATGAAAATATTAACAAAATATTAAATTTAGAATGTTAGTTTAAAAATATAAATTAAAATAAATTACAATTTTAAATGATTTGCTTAGTTATTTCAATTGCTCACCCCTGTTATAAACGACCAAGTGTTGAAACTAGTATTTATTTTTTTGAAACTGAACAAGAAGCTCTTTCTAAATTAAAAGACTCTAAAATTACATTTATTGCCGATTTTGATACAAGTGAAGATCCTAGAATTCAAACTTTGACGACAGATAGTTCTGATGAATTAATTGACGAATTCTTTAAAGAAGTATCTGACATTGACAATTTCTATCGTAATAGTTATATGGATAATCCACCATTTTTTTGGGAAATAACTAAAGTTGCAGCTGGTACAAGTATAAACTTTTAAAAGTTATTTTGATAAAACTTTTAAAAATACAAAAATACAAAAATACAAAAATACAAAATTATTTACTTGTAAAAATACAAAAATACAAAATTACAAAATTATTTACTTCTAAAATACAAATTTCTTTTGTCAACACAAGATGCAAGATCATTTGATAGTCCTAGTTCTTGTTGTAATTTAATTAAAGCTCTTATTTCTTTCGGAAGACAACTTCTTGTATATCCAAAACCATCCATTCCTGGAACTACTGTACCATAATCACCAATTCTTTTATCTAGTTTAAATAAACTTTTTAAATTTTGATAATCAACACCCATTGTATCACAAAGATCGTATATTTCATTAAAAAATGTAATTTTTGTAGCAAAAAATGTATTCAAAGTATATTTAAATAATTCACATTCTTCAAATGTTTTAAAATAAAATTCAAAAGGTGTTGTAGTTGTAGTTTCGTCGAGGTACTTGTGTTTATAAAGATAATTTGTAAAAAGATCTTTCAAGTCATTTACCAAACCCCTTTGATTTTCATGAATCCCAAACAATACAAATTTAGCAGAATATATATCTTGTTTAAAAGAAACTTCCCTTAAAAATTCTGGGCAAAATACTATATCTAATTTTTCATTATTATATTTATTATAAAGATCCCTAGTAGTACCTGGTTTAATAGTAGATTTTAGAATAATAATTGATCTTTTGTTAACAGCCAATGATAATTGTCCAATAACATTTTCAACAATGGATGTATTGCACTTTCCTTCAGAATCACTTGGTGTAGGAACACAAATGAAATAATAGTTAATATCTGATGTACTTTCACTAAAATTAACAATGTCTGGTATATTATTAAAATAATTGAAATCTCCAGTTTTTAATTGTGTATCACATACATTAAAAACTACATTATTTTTTTCACATAGGAATCCACACGCAGAGCCCACAAAACCATAACCTAAAATATTCACAGAAATTTTTTCTTTATTCATTTTAATTATTAGTTAAAATGATATTAAAAATCAGTTTTTAACTAATGGTTTTGTTGCTTCAACTACTTTTTACATTTTGTGCAAATTCAAGTGTTTCCATTGTTTGGTCGCAATAGTTTTCTTCTTGTCGTACGCAACATAATGTAATAAATTTAGTAGGTCTCCATGTAGTATCAGATTTATTTTTATTAGAAAGATTATCTAAAAACTTTAGTATAGGTATCATTAATGAATTATTTGACCCATCTATCTTTTCATCTTCATCTTTTGGTTGTACAAAGTAATTTTTGACTTTATACACTACATTGTACCTTTTATCAATCTTTTGTTTCGAAGTTTCCGTTTGCTTTCCATTTTTAAGATTAAAATAATAAATCAAATGATTAATAGTTTCATTAATGTAAAACCCTTCATTTAAAATCTCAAATACATCACTTGGATCATAAGTATCTTTATATTCTGGTTTTAATGACCGTTCTACATTGCTTACCCCACCTACAGGAGATGGTGCCATAACACTTTGAATAGTATTACCTCTGGATGTATCAATGAAAGTATTAAATATATCTATGGGAGATTCTCTTCCAGCAGTATCAACTATTGTTATATATCCAATTTTACCGTTTGTAAATTGTATTTCAAATACAAAATACAAGTGAGATCTACTTGAAACTTGATTATTTGGTGTCATTTTAATTCTTTTATGTTCAATTCTATACTTATCAATGATATCTGTAAGGGCATATATGTCAGCTACTTTAAGATCTTTAATATTGATATAACTTGGTATACTTTTTTCAAAAACATTTTCATCTCGGGATACGTCTTTTAATTGGGGGACCTTGTTTATTAAATTATGTATGTTACCAGATACTTGACGATTATTGAAATTAACACGGTTATAATATTGTTCAAATAAATATTTTAGTTTAATATTTGAAACACCTTCTAAATTAGCTAATCCATAATGTAATATACCAGGTGATCCCTTACTTCCTAATAGACTAAAACTTTTTCCGCTACCACTTAGCCCATACCCAAATAAGACGATAGAATAACCATCTTCTACTTGTTTAAATGTACTGTACAAACCAGGGCTTATAGAATCTGATGATTCAATTATATTATTTATATTTACTTGTAATGAATCTGAATCTGGTATAATAGTTCCTTGTTGACCAGTATATATATCCAAATTAGTATAATCTTCTTCAAATATACCATAAAAATCTCCAAATGAACGCCTTTCTTTATATTTTGTATCTGGATTAGATGAACAATCTATATTTAATGATTTCAACTTTTTATTTTCAACTGTTTGTAATTCTACTGTGTGATTTTTACTTTCTTTTCCTATTAATGGTTTGATTCTTATATAAATTCTTACGGCACCAGATAAATCTTCATAAATATTTGTTAAAAGTCTATCTTGTTCTCTGTAATCTAGCTTATTAACATTCCAATATTCTAATAAATTACTTAGGTCTCGACAAAAACTCTCAGGAACTCTATTTCTACTAGTTTTTGATTTTAAATATTCAAAATTAGGACTCTTTATATAATCTGACAAGTTTAAAAATCTAATATGGTTTGTAATTTCAGTTTTTATTTTTTCAAAATTTGTTTTTATAGATGTTTTAATAGTATCATTTAAATTATTAAAAGATCCCAAATTATTACCAATAATATCATCTAGAATTTTTATAATTTCTTGTTTCCTAAAGAAAATATTATTTAGGGCTACAAAATTGGTAATAATACTATAACAATTATCATAATCAACTTGTGTTTCTATACGAGTATTGTTATTTTGTAATAATAATTTCTCAACTTCTTGTAATCGTTTTTGTAATGTTGCAATTTCCAATCCTTGTTGTTTTTTTTGTTGTTGTAATGTATTTATTTCAGAATCCATTTTAGAATTACGTTCTGCAAAAGATGATTTTTCAGACGTAAGATCTTGAATATTTTTATCCATTGATTTTATTTGCTCATCTTTTTCTGATAAATGTATCATTTGCTCATTTATCGTTTGTTTTAATGCAGTTTCGATATCAACTATATTTTGTTTTAAACGTTGTATTTCTTTATCTGATAAATTGCTTGATTCAATATTGGTATTTAAAACACCCTTTAGATTTTCCTGTACAGTTTTTAATTCTAATAACAGTTTTCGTTTATACTCTGTAACATCATAATTTATATTTTTAGACCACTCATTCCATTTCTTGTTGTAATCTTGTATAGCATTTATAATTTCTGTTTTTTCATTTAAAACTTTATCTTTACAACGTGTTTTATAACCACTCAATAATTGATTTTGTAATTCATTTTGAGTTAACTCTTTTTTAACATTTGATAATTCGGATTTTATCATTTCAATAGCATTTTGTAATTCAGAAATAGTTTCGGTTTTTTCTTTTAATTTATTATCATATTCTGAAATAGTATCTTTATTGGACAATATATTATTCATCGACTCCTTTTCATTTTGTAATAATAAATCCAAACGTTCTTGTAATACTTTCCGTTCTTCTATATATTGTTTACTAATTCGTTCCAAATCTTGTATTTGTAAATCTTTGGATGTTACAAATTCCTTAATTTCATCTTTATACTTGTTAATTCCTTCTAAAATAGCATCTTTTTGATTTATAATTTGAGATTTACATTCATCTAATTGCTTTAAAGTTAAAAGATACTGATCATTAATAATTTTAATTTTATCTTCGTATTGAGATTGGATAAAAATTACTTGATTTGATTTACTATCAAATAACGTTTTATATTCCATAGATTTTTTATTATCCTCTTCCATTTTAATTTTTTTAAGATCATTTTCAGATTTTTCAAGATCTACAGATTTTTCAAGATCATTTACAGATTTTTCATAATTGTTTACAGATTTTTCAAGATCATTTATTCTCATTTCAAGATCGTTTACGATTTTTTTATGTTCAGATTTTGAAACGGTTTCTTCTTTATTTTCAAATAATCGTAATAATCGTTGTTTGTCTTTTTCAGCAAAACCCCTTACAATTGGTAATTTTTGTATAATAGTCTGCATATTTTCATTGGAAAGTAAACTTGTATCTATTGGTTCTATTAATTTACAAAGCGTACCATTTGAATTAATAAATCCAATTACCAAGTTATTATCATCAAGTATAAATGCAAGTGCCCTAGATTGTTGAAATTTAAATGGCGTAAATATTACTTGTGGATAATTTTTCTTTATGTAATCTATAATAGATGTAGAATCCATGTTTATTATAGTTTATATAGAAATTAATTGTTTTTAAAAAACTTTAAATAACAGTAATAGTCAAAGAACCAAGATGACCTACAAGTTAATGTAACCTATAATGTTATTTTTTTGATCTGATATTAAATTTAAATTATTTATAATCATACCATCTGTCAATAAATGTTTTTCTTGTTCTTTTATAATTTCTTCCTTTAACATTGGTTTACATACCTTATGTTCTGTATCCCATACTAAATTATAATGCGTACAAGGTAAGCATCTGTTTTCATTTGGATCTAGTTGCTCTCCTTCTAAGCATTGAATTTGTCTGATAATGTGATCACCTTCCTTTTCTGTTAAAACAGGAGCATCGACAATAGATTTTTCAAGATCTTTAAAATCAGATGGTTTTACAATTGTTATTGTAGGTAATGTATCCACTATTTTTTCTTCAATTACCGGTTCCGGTTTAATTGGTTCAGAATCAGTTGTTAGATCAGTTGTTAGATCAGTTGTTAGATCAGTTGTTAGATCAGTTGTTAGATCAGTTGTTAGATCAGTTGTTAGATCAGTTGTTAGATCAGTTGTTAGATCAGTTGTTAGATCAGTTGTTGTCGGTTCAGGTTTAACTGTTTGTTCAGAAACAATTGTTGGTTCAGGTTCAGGTTTAACTGTTTGTTCAGAAACAATTGTTGGTTCAGGTTCAGAAACAGTTGTAACTACTGGCTCAGAAACAGTTGTTAGATCGGTTGTTAGATCAGTTGTTAGATCAGTTGTTAGATCAGTTGTTAGATCAGTTGTTAGATCAGTTGTTAGATCAGTTGTTAGATCAGTTGTTAGATCAGGTTCAGTAACTATCGGTTCAGGTTCAGTAACTATCGGTTCAGGTTCAGAAACAATTGTTGGTTCAGAAACAGTAACTATCGGTTCAGAAACAGTAACTATCGGTTCAGAAACAGTAACTATCGGTTCAGAAACAGTAACTATCGGTTCAGAAACAGTAACTATCGGTTCAGGTTCAGAAACAGTAACTATCGGTTCAGAAACGGTTGTTAGATCGGTTGTTAGATCAGTTGTTAGATCAGTTGTTGTCGGTTCAGAAACAGTAACTATCGGTTCAGGTTCAGAAACAATTGTTGTCGGTTCAGGCTCAGAAACAGTTGTAACTATCGGTTCAGAAACGGTTGTTAGATCGGTTGTCGGTTCAGGTTTAATTGGTTCAGAAAGAGTTGTAACTGTTGGTTCAGGTTTACTTTTTTCACCTTGTATTCCTTGTAGTCCTTGTAGTCCTTGTTCTCCTTGTTCTCCTTGTAGTCCTTGTAGTCCTTGTTCTCCTTGTTCTCCTTGTAGTCCTTGTAGTCCTTGTTCTCCTTGTTCTCCTTGTAGTCCTTGTAGTCCAGTGTCTCCTTTTTCACCAGCTTTGCCTTGTTCTCCTTGTTCTCCTTGTAGTCCTTGTAGTCCTTGTAATCCAGGAGGCCCTTGTTCGCCTTGTAGTCCTAGTCCAGGAGGCCCTTGTTCGCCTTGTAGTCCTTGTTCGCCTTGTAGTCCTAGTCCAGGAGACCCTTGTTCGCCTTGTAGTCCTAGTCCAGGAGGCCCTTGTTCGCCTTGTAGTCCTTGTTCGCCTTGTAGTCCTTGTTCGCCTTGTAGTCCTAGTCCAGGAGGCC